AATTCGTAAATAATTTTATTGATTCGTAAATAATTTTATTGATTCGTAAATCAATAAAATTGATATCTCATTAAATTCGTAAATAATTTTATTGATTCGTAAATCAATAAAATTGATTTAAAAATAGAACTATAATTAATAGTTAAAATGAATGCTGAAGTGTTTGAAGTGCTATTCCGAAGTCGCAAAACTCTTCTAAACATCCTAAAAACTAAGGGGTATGATATTACTTCTTATGAAAAGTTTGGTCCATGGGAAATCGAGTCAATGATTCAAAATGAGAAGAAGAATTCGCTTCGTATGGATTTAATGAAGAAAGATTCTGATAAATCTGATATTCAACGTTGTATTGTAGTATATCGCCTACACCGTCTAAAACAAAGTATTCAAAGTTTTATTAGTGCTTTCTTTGATGAGGAGTCAGAGGACTATATTGCGAATCCTGAATCTACTGAAGTTATTGTAATGCTACTAGAGCCTGTAAATAATGTAGATGTATTTCATAATGCTGCTCTTAATACATTTCAGAAAAAACTACGCCTAAACTTCTTTCAAGCACATTCGCTTGTGAATAATCCTCAAGATCATATCTTAGTGCCGATTCACGAGATTCTAAATAAAGATGAAATTCCTGCTCTAAAAAAGAATCTCAATATTCAAAGTATTTCGAATCTTCCCTTTATTCGTTATCATCAGGATATTCAGTCACGAATTCTTGGAGCAGTTCCCGGTGATGTTCTTAAAATTACAAGACCTAGCGCTTCTGCTGGTGTAGAAACAATTTATAGAGTTTGTGTGCCTTAGATTAGGAATGACTTGTACTTATCCATCAGATGGAATATTATCAAATTTATCAACTGATTGTATAGATACACTTATTAAAGAAAGAATTGATTTTTATACTACAAATAATAATGGATTTCCAGGTGTTGGAATAACTGATGTAAATTTAATTACAACAGGCGCAACTTATAAAACTCAAATAACAAATATTGTTACACAATTACAACAAATGGTAGGTTCAAATCCAGCAACGAGTCTACAAGAGGCAATACAAGCGGATACAGACTTAGATGTTGATATTATACAAGCAAAAGAAGATATGAAAATAGCAGAAGAACGTGTAAAATCACTGAGACAAAAAGATAAAACAAGTTATTATGAAAGTTGGTTTCCATTAAATAGACCTTTACGGACATCTACAAATATAACTTTAATTGCGCTTGGTATATTTTTTTATGTTTTTGTGTTTTTAGTTATTTTATCTTCTATAGGCTTTTCATTTAATTTAAATACTACATGGCTGCCTGATTCACCTACATTAGGTAAATTAGGTAGAATATTCCCTTTTGGATATGGAACAATATTAATAGTTGTTGTATTAATTGGAGCAACTATTGCAGGATATTTAAGAAAAGCATAATTAGATAGGATGGTGAAATCTAAAATAAATATAGTAGTTCTTTCTATAGTTTTAATAATTATAGTAGGAATTATATCATATAAAGTATACGAGAATTTTCAAATTCTAGAGTGTTCATCGATTAAAAATTGTAAAACATGCGCGGGTAGTTTTGGGTGTGTCTGGTGTATAAATACAAAAAAATGTGTCTCTGATTTATCCTCTAATTTATTGTGTCCTAGAGAATCAACCGCTACAAACCCAGCTGGTTGTGATGCAGGCTCATTAATAGATAGCTCTGGCGCAAATATAAATAGTCCATTATTTGGCGGCAAATGTTCTAATAACAAAAGTTGTGATACTTGTTTAAAATCTCCCGATTGTACTTGGTGTAATAATTTACAAATATGTGCTGGAAGTATAGAATTATATGAAAAATGTAAAGATGACCCTACGTTATATACTTCATTATATCAATGTAGTTCAAGAAAAGTAATAGGTGATTCCAGCGGCTCTAACCCATTTAACCCATCTGATACTGTAATACCAATTAACGGTTTATCTAGAAATACAGATGGTTCCTTAACAGTAAGCTCTTTACAAATTATAGTTGATTCATTTGATGAAAAAATACAAGATGCTGATTCTAAAAATAATGCGTTAAATAAAATTACTAGAGAATTAAATTTCTATAAAAATCAATATAAAACAAATCTTAATACATATCTTGATAATTCAATTGATTATGTTAATGATCCTAAATCATTAAATGACGCAAAAATAACAAACCAGCATATTCAAGATTTAAAGGATCTTTCCCGGTTTATAAATAATTATAATGTTAATAGAATGAGACCTGATATTACAGGTGGTGATTACAGCAGTGAATTTTGGAGTAGCAATATTGTGAATGAAGGATTTGTAGCACCTGTAAAAGAGTCATTTGTAGATACATATGTATCACATTTACAATTTGATAATATAAAACAAGAAAATTCTGTTTCTAAAATGCAAATACAATCATTTTATTTTGTCAATTTAGTTGCTCTTGGTACATTGTTTTATTTTATGAATATTAATTAAGATGCCTAGTGAACGAGAAAAAGATGATAATGCATTTTATTCAAGAGTAAATCAATTTGGTGAATATAAATACAATAGTAGTCTAGATACTATATTTGTATTACAAATTACATTTATAGTAATCTTGATATTTATTGGACTATATTATTTAAATTTTTATGGTTTATTTTCAAAAGCAGCATTATATATTGTTACAATAATTTTAACAGTTCTTTTAATTATTATTATACTAAATAAAGCAATTGTACTTCCTAGAATACGTAGTAAAGCCGTTTGGGATCAATACAATTTTGGAAATGGAACGTTAGAACCTACAACGCTTCATACTGTTGGAGGGAAAGATGGAGGAGAAACTGGAACATCCCGAAGCCAAACATGTACGACATCTTGTGCGGTATCAAATCCAAACTTATTCGGTTAATATTAGATGGCAACTGATTTAGGTATAAGATTATTGTTAGATACAGCAAGTTATCTAAATTCAAAACTAACAATACAAAATCAAGAGGATTTAAAATCTAAAACATTGTTAAAAACACAGTCGTTAGAAGGTAAAAAAGTAATTTTACAAGATATTAAAGATGCTACGGAGACATATAATCGTGAATATATTGAAAGGGAACAAGATTTAGAAGCAAATCCTATTAAAAATACGGTGAGTAGTATTCAAGATTATAGTTTATTAATATTATTCTCTGGACTTGGTATATTTATAATTACAATTCTTGCGTATATACTAAGTTATTCTAACGCCCCAGTTATTATGGCTATAATGTATTTATTTATAATGACATTTGTATATATATTAATAGTATTCTTAATTCAAAGATTTGGTTAGTTCTATACGCTTGACTCTGCTTTTGCGGAATCAAACTGCTCTACATCTTCATCATCATTGAAGACAATCCTATCATAATAAAACTTACCATCATTTGGTACGCCATATTCATCATTCACTCGTTTGAGCAACTCTTGGGAATTCAAACGACGTGCAGAGCCACCAGAAAGTTCAACCCACTTTTTGTAAGCACGCTCAATATCGCGGAATGTAATCTTAGCTCCTTCATCTTTACGAATACGCTCATTTTCAAATTTAGCATAAGAATCATTTGATTCCTTGTATTCCTCACTCGCTTTCTTTACAATCGCTGGAGTCGGCTCAAGACCATTTTTCAGATACTCAGTTGTATAGATATGAACGAGAAGACTTAGGAAAGGCTCACGCCATTGTACGAGTTTATTGTCAAGTTCGTTGTCGCGGAGAAATACATTTTTTTTCTTTGAAATATACTCTGGGTCATCTTCTGATACGAATTTACTTTCAAAAGGGATTACTCGAATACGGCGCCAAGTACCTCGGTCCATTGTGCGAATAATAGGTTTTGAGTTACACATCATATTTAGTTTACCAGAAACCTTGAACTTCTCTTGGTCTTTGTATAATCCACGAGCTTCTACCATATCCTCACCACTGAACTGTTTCATGCGACTGGTATTAAGAGGCTCTTTGTCATCAGGCTCTTGGAGATAAATAAACCGCCTATTTTTGATAGCAATGATATCTGGATTTGCTGCTCCAGATTCTGGACGCTTCCTAGTCAAAGTAGTCGCTTGGAGAGATGTTTGGTAGTCACCAAAGGTTAGACGCATCAACTCTACAATCTTTGACTTACCATTACCACCAACACCTTCCCATGTATAATAACACTGCTCTCGATTCATACCTTCTAGGCAACTTGCCAGTAGTCGCAAGAAATAGTTACGCAGCTCTTTGTTTGGGAAAATCTTATCAAAGAAGTCAAAGATTTCCTTATACACTGGATTCTTTTCATCGTATGGTATGTAATTAATGGCGTCATGTTCTGGGAAGTTATAGCCGGCCAAGAAACTAAGATAATCTTCTGGAATGCCAGGCCGGAAGATTACAGATTCTTCATTACTACCTTCCACTTTTACACGTAGTTGAATAACACCGTTTTTACAAGCAAATAGATACGGGTCTTTATTAAGTTTGTTTGTAAAGTCTTCGTCGCAGAATACAGTTTCTGACATTTTCATAGTGGATTCTACAAAACCATTTGTGAATAAACAGTTTTGCATCTTTTGAAATCGCTTTACTTCTGCTACAGCGACTTCACGGTCACTCTTCGAAACTCGCTCATCACAAGCCCGCATACTGAATTTATGCTGGACTTGCGCAATATATCCAGCAACCTCGGTACTAATCTTAGTCTTCAGCTGAATACCCTGATTTAGATGTCTCCACATATTCATCTGATCGTCATAATAATACCAATCTGTATCACGATTATTGATAGAAGCAACATAGTTGTTTTTGTAAATTTTCTTAATCAGTTTCGCCATATGGTAATGTGTACCATCGACTTCTTGACGAATATATTCGTAAATACATTCATCGACAATTTTCTTGTAAAGCTCTGGATTATCTTTCTTTGCCCAAATATGAAGACTGCGCTCTGTTAAACGAGGGCCATCAGACCGCATTTTGTAGAAGAAATCTGCTTTGAGTTGAGCGACATTGTTGCTACGAAACTTAGAAGATTTGCGACTAAAATCCATCCAGAGATTGAACATCTCTTCCGACTTTTCAATGTTATGTAGCGCCCAGCCGACTCGCATCCAAGACTCATATCCTTCGGCACGATCTTGATTTAGACATTCAAGAACAAGACGTTCGATTAGAGACTTTTCTTGTTCGGTCGGAGGGGCAAGAAGGAAATCCTGAAAATTAGGAAGTTGCATCTCTGATTCTTCAACTTCAGGTAATGGTCTTCCATTTAATAGTGTGTTAAATTCATCCTTTACAGGTTCCTTAACCTCAGCAGTGTCGTCAGAAATCTTGTAATGAATACTCAGCTTCTCCATTAGTTCACGATTGGAATAGTTTGCTGGTTCCTCTTCAGACCATTCATCATTGATAGTATCATAGACAAATACATTTTGTAGAAGATAAGGAGGAATGCTAGGCTTAGACTCACCATATGGAAACCACGCTTGGTCACGTGTCATAGATTCATCATATACGTCTTCATCCTTATTGATATAACCAGTACCCTCGAAACTATTTTTAAGAAATCCTTCTTGAAGAATATAGTTACGAATAACTTTCTGCTTTTCGTTTTTTAGAGCAATATCAGGGCAAAGAATATGAATACCATCTTTGATAAATGGCTTGCTTCCTTCACGATACGGTGCTGGTCTTTGGGTAATAAAGAATCGAAGACTTTGATAGTTTTCAATCTTCAAGAACTTACGAAGAGTTTCTCCGATATGTTTTGTAAACTGATGAACCTGCTCCTTTTTGAACTTACGAATCTTATTGTTTTCTAGAGAATAGTGGAAATCAATATCAATCATAAGAGGCTTTGATTCGTTTTTACGAGGCCGCTCAACCATATTTATTGGTGTCCCATGTTGTACCCAAAGATAGTCATGAAGAAGATCATAAAATTTAGGATAATCTTCATTTGTAATGGACCATCTTCCAGCCGCTTCTCCCCCCATGCCTGTGAAATTTGCTTCTTTGTTACCAGAGACATGCTCTTGTAAGAAAGACGACAATTTATGATTCCTTAGTAAAGAACTCATTTTCTATACTTTCACTAAGTAAATTTTTTAGCCAATTTTTTTAGTTTTTTGTTTTAGGGCATAAAGCAACAAAGTCCTATTTAATTATGATATCTAAGAGACTTCAAAAAGAGTTAGTTCATATAAATGATGGAGCCTTAAAAGAGACTGGTATATATTATTTTCTTGAAGATGAAAATATGACAAAAGCAACAAGTATTATGTTCGGGCCAAAAAATACACCTTATGAATTCTGTCCTTTAGAATATAGTTTTTCAATTCCTGATGATTATCCTTTTACTCCCCCAAAAGTTCTGTATAGAACAAATGACGGAAAAACAAGATTCCATCCCAATTTTTATGTGGATGGAAAGGTATGCTTATCAATTTTGGGAACCTATTCTGGACCAAAATGGGCAAGCTCTATGAATATTACAACTATATTATTATCAATTTATTCTTTAATGACAAATAATCCACTTACAGAAGAACCAGCATATGAATTAACAACATTATCTC